CTCGAGCTTTGGATGCGTGCAATCGCAGACAGCCCACTCAACGAGAAACGTAGGGTCTTGCAACCCTGTCGAACTTTCCTGCGTTTTCGCAAGAAGGTTCTTTCAACTCCTTTAAAAGAGTTGATCGTCTCGTATTCAGCTCTGGCTCATAAGATTGTCTCATCGACTACTCTTATGAATCCCGGTTCCATAACTGGAACTTGGGTACCTGAGATGAAAGATACTCCTATATTTAAAGAGTATCTCACATGGTACAGAACTGGAGACCCTCAAATTCTCGCTTTCATACTCACTTTCCTTTGGTTCGGAAAGAAGCTAGAGTATGATGACGATGAAATGAATCCCGTCGCGTTACGCGGTTGGGAAGGGGTCGAGCAACGGCTGGCCGATCTTACACTTGATGATCATCTTGTCTTTCAATTAAGACACATCATCAAGGCCCTTATCCCGAACAGTATGCTACAGGAGGAATCATTCTCCTATGGTCTGTGGCCAAAATTTGGCCCAGGAGCTGTTTCGGAAAAGAAGGTGCGCGGAACGATAGCGAAAACCAATAACTTGCTATTCAATCCGCGGTTAGATCGCATTCTTTTCTCCGGCTTCTTTGCAAAATATGAAGTCGGTGGAGAGATGGGGTTCCATCCAGAAAGGGTCCTCCCGGATCCTTACAGATGGACCAGTGCGATTGAGTGTAGCGAAGAAATAGCCACACTACTCTTTGTCCCTAAGGACATTAAGACGTCTCGTACAATTTGTATGGAGCCGAACAGTTTTATGTTCGCCCAACAAGCTGTACAGACTCTCGTCCGTAGGGTAATGAAGAGGGCTATCATTCGACGGATCGTCGATATCAACGATCAATCCCGAAACCGGAAGCTAGCCGAATACGGCTCTGCAACCGGTGGGATAGACACGATAGACCTTTCGTCTGCTAGTGACAGCGTCTCCTTGGAATTGGTGCGGAAAATCTTCTCCGGAAGACTACTGTACTACCTCTTAGGGACGCGGACCAGCAAGGTCCGGCTTCCAAACGGC